CCTAGATAAGGTATTATTAGGTAGGTTATCTGTGGTTTATGACCAAGCCGGAAAGGCTCGGGTCATTGCAGTTACCAATTGGTGATTGCAAATGACACTTAAACCACTACATAATTCTATTCTAAAAATACTGTCTAAGTTAGATGAAGATGGTACATTTGACCAACATGGTCCCCTCAATAAACTTATTGAGAAGGTCCCACGAGGTACAATGTTCCATTCTTTCGATCTTAGTGCTGCTACAGATAGACTACCTTTAGATATTCAACGCGATATACTTAATATTTTGTTACCGAATTTAGGTCATTCTTGATCTAATCTATTAGATTTCAAATGATTCTATAATGGTAACTTGTACAAGTATAGTGTTGGACAACCTATGGGTGCTTACAGTTCTTGGGCAATGCTCGCTTTGACACATCACGTGATTGTCAAGTTAGCCGCTCATAACGTAGGTGTGAGAAAGTTTACGGATTATTGTATTCTTGGAGATGATATCGTTATTGCTAACGATACTGTCGCAAAAGAATATTATAATCTTATGACTCTTCTGGGTGTATCCATTAACCTTAGTAAATCGGTTCAATCTTATGATTTTGCCGAATTTGCTAAAGTATGGAGAGGTCCAGAAGTCGACTTAACCCCTATTGGTCCTGGCTTAACGCTAAGACTAATAAGAGATAAGAAGTTCCTCGCTGTGTATCTTGCAGAAGCATGAAAATTGAAGATAATCTCTTCTTTCCATGACATTCTAGGTTATGTTACTACATTCCGTTCTGATAAGAATCTCAGAACAGAATGTAATAACATATTATGGTCTAGCTTTGGGCTAAATTCTTTTACAAATGCGGACAAGAGTCACATTGATGCTAATGCAATAATGTGATGTTTCTCTGCGCGCGTAGAAGAATTGCCTTTGATGCGTTATCATATCTACAATGCATTGCTGCAATTGAAGATAGAGGATAAGCATAAAGCTAGTAAGAAACTCGAACAGGAAATATCTTTCTTCTGTGAAAATTGATGAAAGACATTTTCTGGTAAGAGTCGACCATTAAGGCTCCTAGAGGCCCTACTTAAAATAGTGGGACCCGGGTTCTGGATCTATGCTTACTCTTTTGAGGAAAGCAAAGAAGCTCTGAAAAGCATCGCGTTGCTTAACGAAGATGCTAATTGGACTTCGATCTTTAATCTGGCTAAGTCTGACCTTGCAATCAATGTTTCTTCAATTGATTGGAGACAGAAACAGCAAGTCAAGGAGCAATCATTACGTATGCGAAATTTCTATCGAGAATACGATAGATCTTTCTCCGAGTATACCACAGAAATGTGGATGCTTGAGAATATGTAATGAGTTCCCTTGGTTTCAAAGAAGAAGCCTTTACCAAAAAAGGACGGCCGTGGCTAATGCTCTAAACAAGGTTAGTCATCGCCTAAGGACGCCCCGAGGCCAAAGGGCCCCTTGGTTGTGTATTAGCACGTCGGTGTTAAACACGATGTTCTTTTGAGAGCAGCTGAACCCCTTATAACCAAATAGGTTTAGTGATTCAGCGTTT